GTTTCGGGTCGTTGAATGCCGCGAAGAGGTTTTGCCCCAAACTGATGGCGAAGTCGATGACGTCGTTGATGACAACACCGATGGCAGAGAGGGCCACCCCAAAGGCGTCCGCGACTTTCTTGTTTTCCGAGAACGCCTCAATGATGGGCTGTAAAACCTTTATGGCCAAGCCAATCAACCCGGTCGCGGCAATGGCAGTCTTAAGAGCTTTGAAACCGGAAACCCCAGCCCCGGCCGCTTGTTTCAATGCGCCGCCCGCTTTGCTTCCCGCCGTGCCTATACTCTCCGTCGCCTCGGCTGCATCATTTGCAGCATCGGCCACGCCTTCCATCTCTTTTTGGAGGTCGCTGGTTGCCTTTAGTACCTCGCCTGTGTCCGCGTCAATTTCGAGGATGATTTGTTGTTTGCTTATAGCCATGACACCACGAGGTAAAGGAGTGCAACACAGACCCCGGCAAACGCGATCAAGTACGCGCCGGCGAGGAAGTAGTCAAGAGGGACGAGCCACCACGGAAGGGGCTTCTTCACCTTCTCCATTTGTAGGAGCATGATGGCCGACGTTATATGCTGGGGGTCTTTCATTTAGATTTCAAGGATTGAGTTTTTAGGCCGGCAGCGTGTCCCACCCCAGTCGTAACCATACAACTCACAACACGCCTCACTTCCGTAGTCATCGTCATCGTTGTTGAACGTCACCGCATTTTCCTCAGCGTTATAGTCCGTAGGCGTGTCGGCGCATATTTGCACGTCTTCAAAGACGCGAATGAGCGTGACCTTAGCGATGCCCTCAACGTTGGCGTCGTAGCTTAAGGAAAGGACGCGGTAGAAGGTGTCTTTGATATAGATTTTGTCGTTGAACTTGAAGTCGGCTCGGTCCGCTGCATTGAGGCGTATATGACACTCCATTATGCGGGAGTCGGCAGAGTATAGGTTCACGACGTACTGCGCCCAGTATTCAAAGTATAGCGTCTTGGATGGGTTGGCCGCGATGTCAAATAGCGGTTGTTCCATGCCGAAATTGAGGTCCATGTCGTCCACGGACGGGTCGCTGCTGCTATAGTTGGAAAAGAAGTTGAAGTTTGGAATGCTCTGGGTGACGTTGCTGTCGTCCCGTACATACCATGTCCCGTAATTGACACTGTTGTAGTTCCGGAAACAAAGCATCGGCTTCGGCTTCTTGATTTCGGCTTGGTCCGTTTGTGGGTCGGGTTTGATAAGTCGCATCACCGGCCACTCGGTGCCGGGAATCAAAGACGAAACATGAGGGGCGAAGTTCACCTTAAACGTCTGCGTTCCCGTCGTGAACTCGTTGGAGTTGTCAAGCAACCTGAATCGGCCATAGGTGCGGTCGAGACTTTCCTTAACGGCTTTGTTTACCAAGTCAGTCCCGTCGGTATAGGTCCAAATGTATTCGTCTTTTTGTAGGTCCGTGGTAGGCCTGATGCTGACGTCTTTGGAGTAGTCTACCTTGGTGCTCCAGTTCTTCTCCGCTCCCGAGGCGATGAAGTCGTTGAACGTTTGAACCTCGATGTGGTTGGGCCTGACGGGGTCGGGCACGAACACCAAGTTAAACATCTTTTGAAGCGAGGTAATGAAGTCTATTTGCTTCATCTCCGGCAGGTTCTCTTTGATGCCAGCGGTAAATCCTGACTTGGGTGGCCCGGCGACAATCTCCATCGAGGTCCGATTCGCTCCGCTACTAAAGTCACCCGTTCCATAGAGTACGGGTTGGTCCCCTCCGCTGCCAGAGTAGTAAGCGCGGTAGTAGATGTCATCACCGACGCTGGCATCAACAATTTTATTTGCGGTGAGGTTGAAACCGGACGTGGCAGAGGTGGTGATGGTCTGCTCCGTCGTCGATCCTACAATGAGCTTCAGTGTTATGGTGTGCCCGCTTGGGTTGAGGAACGAGTAGGTGAGCCGTATGGTATACCGTGCCGTGGCTGGCGCGTCATACCGTCGAAAACCAATCAAGTAATTGTCGCCTTCATCATAGCAATTTGCCTGACTCTCGCTGAACGCTATTCTTGTGGTCGTGGTTGTGGTCAAGGTTTGGCCGGAGGTGGGCAGTGCCACACGTAGGTCTTCGGCATATTCGCCCTCCGGTTGGATGAACCTTTCGCCGTTGGCGAGGGGTAGGTATAGCCGTCCAAACGTAGTCTGGCTGCCGCCCTCCACGAAGTCCGACTCAAACGTAAAGCCAGCCTCGTCCATAATCTTCTCGAAGATGGCGTATGCTTGGAGATATATGGTGAGCCGGTTTTGCTCGATGCCGTCAGTACTTGTCCACGGCATATCGGAGCTCGTCCAAGCGTCGCCCTTGTCCATGAGGCCGTACACAATCTCCGGAGCGATGCCGGCGCCGGGGAACCGCGTATCTTCGACGTTGTCAAAGTTCACCGTGTGGTTGTATTCGGTCAAGTCGAGGTCGGTGAGGAACTTGTTGCCCAACTCGCTTTTGAGGTCGGACACTCCGCTAAAGAATACAAGGTCGACTTCGGGGTATATCTCTTTGGTGAGGTAGACGCCTTTGACTTGCACGTAACCATCCATAATTGGGAAGGTATCGGACAAGAGTTGAGCCGACAAACGCTGCCTCAAGTCCAACCCTCCGACCTCGGTAACCTGATCGAGGTGTCCAAATATGTTGACGTTTTTGCGAGTCAACGGAACCCGGAAAGACTGCGAGAAAGAAGCCAGCGGGTTGTTGACCTTCTCCACGTCCGAGAATTGGAACTTAAGATTGACGGGTGCGTCCTCGTAGAGTTCGACGTCATTATTGTCTATAACGAGTCTCAGCATCGGATGTCTTGGGCTATTTCAACCGTGAGGGACACGTTGTAGAATTGAGAACCTGCGGGCTGGATGGTAAGTGAGTTAGTCTTGACGGTGACGGGCTTCCATACGTCCTCGTCCATGCGCCTAATTTGAACAACTGGCGACTTCAATAGTGACTCCAACATGGCCCTCTCGTCTACGTCAAAGAAGTTCTCTTGGAGGGTGTATTGTTCTTTGCCTGTCTTGCCATACGTGTCGTATTCGGCAGAGTTGCTGGCATAGCTGTATGTATTGCCACCGTAATTGGCTACGGACTTGCGGTACGTCTTGCCCTCGACGCTGATTTGTTTTGGTGCTCGTGACGTAAAGCGTAGGTACTCCCATCCGCCCCGCGTGTTGATAAATGCCACCTGCGTCGCCGTATTGCGGCAATCACCCGTGTCGTCGTAGTCGATGCGTATAATAGGCCCATAGCCCGTGTTCTGTCTAAATTCAATCAAGACATAGTTCAGGATCGACAATGAGTGAGTCGTGAAACCTTGAATGTTTGGCCAACCGATACCGAAGTGCTTCATCCGTTCTCTCGTGGCTCCGCTGATGCCAATCTCTTCCTCGTGGGTCTCTGTGCTTCCGATCTTTGGAACAAAGGTCCAACGAATTCTAGGAGTCCCGCCCGTATCTCTGTCTAGCCCCATGTCGCGCGGACATAGAATCGAGACACTGCGCTCTTCGTCACTACCGAAACGCAATTTTATCTGGTTGGAAACAACCGGTCGCTCCGTGAGAAAACCAATGGAGTTGCCCCAGTAGTAAGGCGAGAAGTCCGGGTGCAACCCGTCCGCTATTTGTTCTACACCGGGGCACACGAACTGCGTCAAAGAGTCTTCAGTCAGCGTTTCATCGCCCGTCGAGGTGTTGTAGCTACCTATCTCGACGATATATCTACGGATGCTTCCTTGGTCCATTGTAGTCACGCCGTCTACCTCGTGAACAGTTTCACTCCCGTCGGACAAGGGGTAGACCACTGGGTCGGCTATCTGTGACAAGTCAAAGAACGCCTTGCCATTACTGTTTGGCGTGAGGTAGAGTTTGGCCAACTGGGTAGGTGTTCCGCCTGTCGTTGACCCTGACGCCTTTACTACTACTACGAAACGGTCCGGAGGGCTGCCTCCGTCGTCGTCTATAGAGACTATAAGTTTCTGCGACGCTGGCATAAGGTCGCCTCCGGGAGAGTCAAAGATTCTTGCGGCCATTTTATTTGAGTTTCACGGTGATGTTCCCTGTCTTGAATGAGAGGGAGGAGAGGAGGTCTTTGACAAGGGCGTCGCCCAGCTTGTCGGTGAATTGTGGCACGATGCTCTCAAGGGCCACGGAGTAGTATTTGAGGCCGTGGATTCCGTTTCTCTTGATGCTTCGCGCGATCATGTAGGCGGCGCTTGCCACACGGTCCCCACCCTTTGGCCCAACTTTGGCAATAAACTTGCCGCTCTTGTCGCGCGGCTTGATGCCTTTTGCCCGCATCCATTCTTTGATGGCGGGCACGGGGAGCTTGGTTTCGTTCTTAAAAGAGAAGGGGGCATTGCGGTTCCGTCTGGTTCCGTTGACGCCCCAATGGATGAAGGCGGCGTAGGGGAGTGGCGAACCAAACTCCACCTTGCCGTCTCCAATTTTGTATTCAAGCGACTTCTGCAAGGAACGCGACGCGACACCATAGGACCGGTTCTTGCCAATCTTACGCGAGCCGAGCGTGCGCTTTGCTGCAAGGTTTACCTCTTCGGCAAACTCCTTGAGCACCTTGTCGAAGTCGTCCGTCTTCACTTCGCCTTGCCGAATACGATGGCGTTCACGATGCGGCGGAGGACGTCCACGATCTTGTCGTCTTCAGTGGATTCCGTGAGCCCGGTGATAGTGCCAGCGAGGGCGATAACGGCGAGGGCGATTTCTGCCCAGTGTTCTGTGAAAAATTCCATTATTTGGAGGGTTTAGGGGTGTCGTTTTTGATTTCGTCGACGTCAGCTTTGACGTCTTCGACTTTGGTTTGTAGACTTT